TAATTGTTCCATTATTAGTTGTCTTAACATACGTAATTCTTCGCCAATAACACTCATCTTATATTGCTATTAGAATTTATTTTTCTATTTTAAAGATTGCGAATCATAGTTTTTTTACCATGACAATTACGACATAGTGCTTCTAAATTATTAACATGATTGCTTCCTCCATCTTCTAAAGGAACAATGTGATTCACTTCAAATGTAGCTTCAAGCTGCTGATTGCAATCTTTACACGACCAACTTTGATTTGCCGCCACATATTTTTTCTTTGTTTCACTAACAGAACGTTTTGTTGTTCCGTTTCCACTCACATTACCACCAGAATGCATAACTCTTTGGTTTGGTTGGTAATCATTAGAAGGATAAGATGGTCTACTCTTTGCAAAAAGTGAATGTCCGCTACTCGTGAAGTCAAATATAGGTGTTAACACGTCTTGTGTATTTTTTTCAATTGGCATATATTTTATCATAGTATTTGCATGTGAGAGTATATTTTGTCCTTCATAAGGGTTCTTTTTAAGAAACAAATAGAACGACATAACAAGGAACGCGATCAATGCCATTTGATAATATTTATGATTGTAACTAGCTTTAAACATTCTTGAGTATTTTCCATCGTGATACTTATCAATAAGTAGGAAACCGCCTACTAATAAAACCATTTTTTCCATTTTCATAGTGAATTGTAATTATATTATATGACTATTTTTTAAAATACAAGTAAACACTCAATGAAAGAAATGCACTAATTATAGCACCATAAACAAGTTTTTTGCGTTGTTCGCGTTCTTTTCTCTCTTTATCCGGATCTCGAATATAGTTTTCTAAGTAAAGTTGTAATGATTTTTCATAAGTAACAGTTGGTTTTCCCAATGATATGTTTATACGATTATGAATAAAGTGCATCCATTTCATGAACGATTCACGTGAGTCTAAATAAGGAGTTACTGGATATTCTTTCAAGAAAGTACTAAATTGTGCTCCTATTTCAGTATGTGGTAAAAACAAATGTAAGTTTTCAATAAATTCATAGTATTTTTTCTTTGTTATATCATTTGGTCTTAAAGGATACGTTAAAGCAATTGAATGTAATACAAACCAATATCTTGGACCCCACACTTCTGGATCTGCCATTTTATTATTAAAAATCACAGGTTTTGACACCATTAAAATTCTATATTTTATGTTCTCATTTTATAATATTGTTTTGTGCGTAATACTTAGTCAACACTTGAGCAAAATGATATAAACATAATTCCTTTTTATATCATAACCTTAAAATTAATATAATGAAAGCATACAATTTTTGTAACAACTGTGGTAAAACTGGACACCAATATCACAATTGCAAATCGCCTATTACAAGCATTGGTATTATAGCATTTAAACGTGTAAAGGATGAAATTAAATATTTGCTAATCTGCCGTAAGCACAGTTTAGGATTTGTAGATTTTATGAGAGGTAAATACCCCTTGCATAATATAGAATATCTCAACAACATCATTAATGAGATGACAATAGAAGAGAAGAAACACCTACGTACAAACACTTTTGATGAACTATGGACTTTTCTTTGGGGTAATTTTCTAGGTATCCAGTATCGTGGAGAAGAAAAGACATCAAAAGACAAGTTTCATGCACTCAAAGATGGTGTTATGATAAAGAACGAGTTATATACACTAGATAGACTAATAGAGGAGAGTGATACAGCCTGGAAAACTCCAGAGTGGGGGTTTCCAAAGGGTAGACGCAATTATCAAGAGCGTGATCTCACTTGCGCAATTAGAGAATTTGAAGAGGAAACCGGTTATGATAGAAATAAACTATGTATTATTTCAAATCTGATTCCGTTTGAAGAAATTTTTACAGGTTCTAATTATAAATCATACAAGCACAAATATTTCTTGGCACTTGCCGATGAGAGCGCTACTTCAGAAAGTGATTTTCAAAAAGAAGAAGTTAGTGAATTGAAATGGAAAACATATCAGGAATGTATTGATTGCATTAGACCTTATAATTTAGAAAAACTAGATATTATTAAAAAAGTAAATAACATTTTAAAAGAATATTCATTATTTTCATAATATATACATGTCAAACTCTGAAACAAAAACAAAAAAATTAAAAAAACCTACAAAAGCAAAAAAATTAGTGGTTAAAAAAAAGTATAAAAAAATTCCTGTCGATGAGTTAAAACAAGAATTTGAGAAAATAAATGATTTTGAAATATCTAATAAGCAATATAATCAATTACTTTTACAAAAAGAACAAAGACAATCAGAGCAATTAGAAAGTGATAAAAATAATGATTTATATCCGCTTATTGATGATCCTAATTTTATGGTTAAAATCGCATCCAAAAAAGAATTTTATGATACAAAATATGACGGCGACATAAGAGATGCAACCATTGAGGGTGATAGATTAAGTAAAGTACCGTTTGAACTTGCAAGCCACCAAGTATTTGTTAGAAATTTTATGTCTTTTCAAACACCATATAATGGATTACTTTTATATCATGGTTTAGGTAGCGGTAAAACATGTTCAGCAATATCCATATGTGAAGAAATGCGAGATTACATGAAACAAATGAATATTAACAAAAGAATACTTATTATTGCATCTCCAAACGTTCAAGAAAACTTTAAATTACAATTGTTTGATGAACGTAAATTATACAAAGAAGATGGTGTGTGGAAAATGAGAGGTTGCACTGGAAACAAGTTTTTAAAAGAAACTAATCCAACAACAATGAAAGGTGTTAAAAAAGAGAAAATTGTGCGACAAGTTAATCGCATTATTAATCAGTCGTATGCTTTTTTAGGATATACTGGTTTAGCTAATTATATTTCAAAACTTATAGATAAATTTGAAACCATTAAAGATCCAAAAGAAAAAGAGGAAAAAACAGAGCGATTAATTAAAAAAGAATTTGAAAACCGCTTGATGGTTATTGATGAAGTGCAAAATATTCGTATATCAAGTGATGTTGCATACAAACGTGTTGCCAATCATTTAATGTATCTTGCTGAAAAAACAAATAACTTTAAAATGCTCTTACTATCAGCTACGCCTATGTTTAATAATTACACCGAGATTGTTTGGCTTCTTAATTTATTAAATGTTAATGATGGAAGATCAAAAATGGAAGTGCAAGATGTTTTTACAAAATCAGGGAAATTTAGAACAACACGAGCAGTAAAAGATGGCGAAGACAAAGAAGAAGTAGGAATTGAATTACTTGTTCGCAAAGCAAGAGGGTATATATCATTTGTTAGAGGTGAAAACCCTTATACATTTCCTTATCGTATTTTTCCTTCAGAAGTTTCTAGTGAAAACACTTTGAAATCTATCACATATCCTACAGTTCAAGCAACAGGTAGTGAAATACCTCCTACAAATGCATTAAAACATTTAGATGTTTTTTTAAATACAATAAGTGATACGCAGTACAAAGGCTATCAGCGAATAGTTGATGACATCAAAAGCAAGATACCTAGCGATGGTGAAATTGAGGTTGGGCTTAATTATACACAATTAGATCCACCAATTCAAGCATTAAATATGGTGTATCCATACGATGATAAGAAGGAAACACGAGAAGACGAATTAGAATTTGATGATATTAGAGAAATTGTAGGAAAATTAGGTTTAGCTAGATGCATGAAATTTAGCGATAAAGAAAAAAATGATTTTGAATATAGATCTGAAATATTGAAAAAATACGGACGCATATTTTCACCAAGTGAAATTGGTAAATACAGTAAGAAAATAGAAACCATTTGCAATATGATAAGAAAGTCAAAAGGTATAGTGTTAATATATTCGCAATATATTGATGGCGGTTGTGTACCAATAGCGTTAGCCCTTGAAGAAATGGGCATTACACGTTATGGTGATAAGTCAAAATCTTTATTTAAAAAATCACCAACACCTCAGGTTGATTACAGAACTTTAACAAATAAACCACCCGAAGGTGTTAAAAAACTTAAACCTGCAAAATATACATTTATAACCGGAGATCAGGTGCTTTCCGAAAACAATCCACTTGAAATTAAGGCAATGTCTAGTGATAGTAATCTACGTGGTGAAGATGTAAAAGTTGTAATAATATCAAAGGCTGCTAGTGAAGGTTTAGACTTCAAGAACATACGACAAACTCATATTCTTGAGCCATGGTACAATATGATGCGCATAGAACAAATCATAGGGCGAGGTGTTCGTAATTTTAGTCATATTTCATTACCGTTTACAGAAAGAAACGTGCAAATATTTTTACATGGAACTGTTCTTCCAAAAGAACAAGCTAAACAAGAAGCATTAGATTTGTATATTTATAGATTAGCTGAGAGAAAGTCTGTTAATATTGGTCGTGTCGCTCGTATCTTGAAAGAAAATGCGGTTGATTGCTTGTTGAATAGTAGTCAACAAAACTTTACTGCTGAAAAAATGCAACAAGAAGTCGCAATACAGGTTTCTACTGGTGAAACTATTAAATATCAAATAGGTGATAAACCTTTTAGTTCTGCTTGTGATTACATGAAAACATGTACATTTAGTTGCAATTCTTCAAAAAAAATAGAAGATTTAGAGGAAAATATAAACAGTGAAAGTTATAATGAACCTTATATTGTTATGTACCTAGACAAGATACTTCAACGTATTAAAGAGGTAATGAAGTTAAGATATGTCTATACTAAAGATGAATTAATAAAGCACATAAACACTACAAAAACTTACCCTTTATCCCAGATAAACTATGCATTACAGCAATTGATTGATGATGAAAATGAAATATTAACAGATGTTGTAGGTAATAAAGGTAGAATGATAAACATAGGTGATTATTACATGTTCCAGCCAATTGAATTAACAGATAACAAGGTAGATATGTTTGAAAGAACAACACCTTTGTACTATAAACGAGGAAACTTATCTGTTAAACTACCTAATCAAGTTTATGATAATTTTGAATATATTGACACTGGTGTTGATGATGATAAACTTAAGGTAAAACAAGATAAAAAACCTGTAAAAAAACTATTAAAATTAAAGAAGATTCCGAAAAAATCAACAGATGATAAAGTCGATGATTCTAGTAAGGAAGTTTTAGAGAAAAAGCCTAACAAACGTATTGCTAAAAAAATACTGACAAAGAAGTGGAAATACAGTGAGAAGGATGCCAAACAAACGTTGGACGATTTAAATAGTCGTTTTAATTTTATTATTAGAAGACACGAAATAGAGAGAGGAGAAAGTGGTGAGGGCGCAAGAGATAAATTTATAAGTGGCGCTATATATCGATTAAAAGATACAAAGGATATTCCAATTGAAAAATTAATTGATATGATAGTACATCATTTGTTTGACTTTTTGATACGTAAAAATAAACTTAATGTTATGACATATATACTTGGAACACCTGTTGAAAAATTAACAAAATTTGAACAGTTATGTAAGATATATATTGAAACAAAATTTATCAATAAAGATGATATTAAAGGAATAATATTGGTACCAGAATATGCCGACAAAGACAAATTACAACAAATTGATATTTTTATTTATGAAAAAGGTTTAGGTTTTAGAGATTCTACAGGAACAGAGATTAGTAATTTAGGCAGTGAAATTATTAAATATAAAATCGACAAAGAAAAATGCAATGAATTGTATGGATTTATTACTTTGTTTGAGAAAGAAAAGAAAATGACATTTAAAACAATAGAACTTTCTAAAAAACGTAATACAGGTGCTAGGTGTGATCAAGCAACTCGAGCAGTTGCATTAAAAACTTTTGAAAAAATTGTTGGAAATGCAACAGAGTATGTATCAAAAACGACCAAAGGTATTCATAAAAATCAATTATGCTATGAGCAAGAGTTTTTATTAAGATATTTTGATAGTATTGGAAAAGATGGCAAACGTTGGTTTTTATCTGCAGAAGAACACGAATTATCAAAAGAATAATAATATAAAATTGAAAGTAAATAAAAACTATCTGTTCAATATATATTAACATGTCTGAATCGCAGTTGGTGTTAACCCTTCCAAAAACTAAAAAACCCAAAGGGAAAAAACGAATTTCAAAATATGAAATTTATACATCTTCTTTGCTGAGTAGACGGTTAGCAATACCTATGAAAAACGTTGGTGAAAACTTGAAAGATGTTATGGAAACAATTTTGAGAAAAGATGTAGAAGGCAAATGTGTTCAAGAAGGTTTTATTAAACCTAACTCTTGCAAGATTTTAACATATTCAAGTGGCGAATTGAAAGCAACAAATGTTATTTTTGAAGTAGTTTTTGAGTGTCAAGTTTGCTGTCCTGTTGAAGGTATGCTTATCAATTGTGTTGCAAAAAATATTACAAAGGCAGGTATTAAGGCCGAAGTAGTCGTCGATGACAGTTTATCTCCTGTTGTGATATTTATTGCACGCGATCATCATTTTGAAAGTAAGACTTTTTCAAAAATTAAAGAAAATGACACTCTTAAGGTAAGAGTTATAGGACAACGATATGAATTAAATGACAACTATATATCAATTATTGCTGAACTTGTTGACGTTGAAGCTGAAAGTCTCATTGATAAGCAGAAAAAGTCTAAACAGCGTATTTCTAGTACAACAACCTCTAGTGTTGGAAAAACTGTAAAAAAGAAAGGTGTTAGAAAACTGAAGTTGAAAAAGAAGTTGCAGGTGGTTGATGAATGAAAATAATTAAATAAACAATATATAGACAATTTTTTGTTTATTAGTATTGTAATGGTTTCAAAAACCGTGCAGATTGAAGTATTAAAAACGCAAATTGAAAAAATGAATAAATTTAATCATATTGAAATTTTAAGAATCTTAAAAAACAATAAAATTCCAATCAATGAGAATAAAAATGGAGTTTTTATTAATTTGACTGAAATAGATGATAATGTTATAGAAAAATTACAACAGTATGTTGAATATGTTATAAAACAACAAAGGCAATTAACAAGTATTGAAAAGCAAAAAGATGATTATGAATCAAAATTCTTTGGCAGTTCAGATAAAGGTGATAAAGATGATGGTAAAGATATTAAAGATAATCACATTATTAATAGTATCAATGCATAGAACATCTAATAATTCCACGTATAATATTGTAATTAACAATTTACAAAATTATATGTTAACAGATTTTAACATCAATATAATTTCTAGAAAACATCATGAGTTTTTGGATAAAATAAATGATGTAAATGTTAAGAATAGAATCGCAAGAAAAAAATTTAATATACACAAGAAAAAAGAAGCAAAAGAAGCTGTTAAACCAAATACAATTAAAGATAGAATTATTTATCCAGACCAAAATGATTCACTTTTTTGGTGTTTTTATATAATGCACGAGTCCATTGATAGTTATTTTTTGCTTTCAAGTAAATTTTTTGAAATTGAAAAAACATTCAAATTTAACGCTGTTGACCTGGTTAGAGAGAAAAAAGTGCTCGTTAAGCAACATAAATTTAAGCGCACAGATATTGAAGATGAGCTTGCAAATCAATCAAAAATTTCTTTGAATGCATTTTTTGTCTTGTCTATTGTTTACAACAAGAATATTTTTGTCGTTAAAGATAAGATGTACTATGAATTGTGTTTGTTTCCGGGTGAAACAGTTAACGTAATTCATTATAATAAAAACACAGAAAAGTACGGAATTGAGACTGATGTATCAAGTGATGATTTGAAAAAATACACTGAAACTAAATGGAAGGTTGAAAGTTTACATAAACCTATGCGCGCTTTTTCTTCTTATAAACTAATTGATTTATATGAGATTTGTGAAAAATTATGTATTGAAACAGAGATTAATACATCTGGAAAAGTAAAAAAACGTAAGAAGCAAGAAATATATCAAGATATACTAGAAAAAATTGAACAATGATATAAAATAATATGTTCTGTAATATATATCAAATGTCCAAAAGTAAGGAAGAAGAAAGTATATCTGTTTCTAATAGTAAAAAATTAACCAAATTGCTTCAAATTTATTTAGCAGATGATGATGTTGGCATAAATAAAGAAGTTGAGGTAAAGTTTGGAACTAAAGGTTTCCGTCAGATTACTCGAATTGATTTTGAAAACGTAATTCAAAAATTAAAATCACTGCAATTCTATTCTTTACCAAATAGCGATATTCTAAGAATACAAAACGAATTTTTAGATGAAAGAACGGGTCGCACAATGATTTCTAATATTAGAACAGAGATTGTTGGTGTTACTCAAATACAATCTTATTGCAAGAAAAATAGAATACTTACAGATGACCAAAGCAGTCTTCCGTATAATATTAACTTCGTACAGAAGCAAAAAAAGAAGCACGGAACAAATCCGGTACATCCTATAAATTTTGATGATTTCAACTTTCGTGTTTCATACAATACAGAAAAAACTATATCGCATCATTCTGGTATTATCAAGTCTATCATATCAAAATGGAGCGATTCTAGAAAAATATTTCGTTTGCTTAGCCGGAGTACTTTTATTCACGACGACTTCCCATTCAAGATTGATTGCAGTATTGTAAAATCTTCGCGTAAAGAGCATCACAAACTTGTTCCTGCATTTACTATAAGTGAGTCTGAACTATTTCAAAATCCGGAAACATTTGAAATTGAAATTGAGATTGATAATAATGCTATTGCGGAAAAAGATATGAGTGTAAAGCAAGTTGAGATTTCTTTGCGTAATGTTATTAAAATAATTTTGTCTGGTTTGCAACAAACTAATTTCCCTGTTGCTTATTCTGAACAAGACGATGTGATGAATAAATACATGGAACTTATTCACGGTAAACAATCAGATTATGGTAGAATTTACCCAAAACATTTTATTGGACCATCCTCTTACACACTTCAAATGGAAAATATTATCAAGAATTCGGTTGATAACGGCGCGGTATCAATTAGACAACCTTATACTGTTACAGATAAGGCAGATGGAGAAAGAAAAATGTTGTTTATTGCAAATACAGGCAAGATTTACTTGATTGATACAAATATGAACGTTCAATTCACTGGAACAATTACAAAAGAAAAGAAATTATTTCTAACCCTCATGGATGGTGAACTTATCCAGCAAAACAAGCATGGTAAGTTTATCAATCTATATGCCGCCTTTGATATTTACTTTATGGCAGGTAAAGATGTTAGAAACAAACAGTTTGTCAAATATGAAAAAGAGGGTACTGTAAGTGATGATAAAAAAGAACAAGATAAAAAAGACACAAAGGTATATCGCCTCAATCTTCTTAACAACTGTATTTCAGCTATTAAACACGTATCAGTTATTGATGGTGGTATTCCACCAATGAGAATTGAAGCCAAAGTGTTTTACATTTCAAAACAATTGGCGGTAAAAGATACAACAGTTGAGAATCTCTCTATATTTAAAGCTTGCAGCAAAGTTATGAATAAAGTTAATGACGGTTTGATGGAATATGAAACTGATGGATTAATATTCACACCAGCAATGGTTGGTGTTGGTGTTAATACTGCTGAAGAAAAATCTAAAAACTATAAAATTACATGGGATATGTCATTTAAATGGAAACCACCTCAGTTTAATACAATTGATTTCTTAATTTCAACCAAGAAAGATGAAACAGGTAGCGAAATCATCAATACTTTGTTTCAAGAAGGTACATCAACAAGTCATAATGATCAAATTAGACAGTACAAAACCCTTACATTGCGTGTGGGTTTCGATGAAAAACGTCATGGTTTTGTAAATCCATACAACGATCTTATTAAAGGCGTTATGTATAACGATCGTGAGGAAAACGATAGCAATTACAAACCTCTTCCGTTTTACCCTACTAACCCTTACGATCCAAATGCCAGCACTTGTTTTGTTGTGATTGAGCAAGACAGCAACGGTATTAATCAAATGTTTACGGAAAATCGCGAAGAAACCTTCATGGACAACACTATTGTTGAATTTCGCTATAACAAAGATGCTGATGCTGGTTGGAGATGGATCCCGATACGTGTGCGACACGACAAAACAAGTGAATATAAAAAAGGGTTGAAGAACTATGGAAATGCATACCATGTTGCGGAGAGCAACTGGAAGTCAATCCATAACCCTATTACTGAAGAAATGATTACAACTGGTAAAGACATACCAGAAGAAAGTGAAGATTTTAATGTTTACTACAACAGAAAGTCGAGCAAGACAAATACGCGCGCTCTTAGAGATTTTCACAATATGTATGTTAAACGTAAGCTTATTATGGGTGGTTCTACACGCGGTGGAACACTTATTGATTTAGCTGTTGGCAAAGCTGGTGATTTACAAAAATGGATGGCAGCAAAACTAGACTTTATATTTGGAATTGACGTGTCAAGAGATAACATTGAAAACCGACTTGATGGTGCATGTGCTCGATATTTGAAACTACGAAAGCGTAATAAAATTATGCCAAAAATTATGTTTGCAAACGGCAACAGTGGTTTAAATATTAGAAATGGTGATGCAATGTTCTCTGATATGGGAAAACGTATTACAAATGCTGTCTTTGGTAGTGGTCCAAAAGATGCGGAAAAAATTGGGAAAGGTGTTTATAATATTTACGGCAAAGGCAAAGATGGTTTCAATGTTGCATCCTGTCAATTTGCTTTGCATTATTTCTTTGAAAACACGCGTGTTCTTCAAGAGTTTCTTAGAAATGTTTCAGAATGCTTGGCAGTTGAAGGGTATTTCATTGGAACCTGCTATGATGGAGAAAGATTGTTTAATATATTGAAAGACAAAGATAAAGGAGAAGGTTTTGCAATTAACCAAAAAGGCACCAAAATTTATGAGGTTATCAAACAGTACGAAACAAGCAAATTCAATGACGATGAAAACAGCGTTGGGCTAGCAATTGACGTTTATCAAGAGTCAATCAATAAAACTTTTAGAGAATACCTTGTAAATTTTGACTATCTAGTCCGTGTTCTTGAGAATTATGGACTTGTTCCGCTAACGAAAGAAGAATGCAAACTTAGAAATCTTCCTAACTCACATGGCCCATTTTCAGAATTGTTTGGAGACATGGAAAAAGAGTTGAAACAACGAAAGTATAGCAAGAGCAACGTTGGTGCTGCACCAGACATGACGCCAGAAGAAAAACGCATATCATTTATGAATCGTTATTTCATATTCAAGAAGGTAAGAAATGTAGACACTTCTTCAATCACGCTTGATATCACAAGTATTAAGCAAGAAATTGAGAAAGAGCTTGTAAAATCAAAAGAAGACACTGAAAAGTCTCTTGATAAAGATGATGACACTGACGAGAAAGCTGATGACAAAGCTGATGACAAAACTGATGGAGAAAAAAAAGAAGAGCAAGATGAAAAAGCTGAAGAAACAGAAAAGAAACCTAAAAAGAAAAAACTTAAGTTGAAAAAATTGGGAAAGAAACTTGTTCTACCTGATGATAGCGATAAAGAAAAGGAGGAAGAACAAGAAATACAAGAACCAAAGGTGAAACGTAAAGTTTTAGAATTTTATTCAAAATCAAGAGACAAAGATGACATTGGGTCAGGGTTCAAGGATTGGAGAAAACGTTTGAGTAATTTCTGGGTAGATGAAACGGGCAAAACAATCAGAATTGGAGATTCAGATTGGCCTACTGTAGAACATTGGTTTCAAGCGAACAAGTTTATGCATGACGACAGCGCAGAAAATAAAGCATATGTTGATAAATTTAAGGCTGGAAATGAATTTGATGCAGATGCTGGAAAAGGAAAGGGGTCAAATGCAAGAAAGATGGGAGGTAAGACAGCTTCTAAACGTGCAAAAGTTGCTTTCGATCCTGAATGGGACACAAAGAGCGAACAAGTTATGTTGGAAGGTTTAAAAGCAAAAATAGAACAGTTTCCCGATATTAAAGCTATTCTTAGAAAAGTTAAAGAAGATGGTAGATACTTGGTTCATTTTGAAGCAGCGAGAGGAAAAACAGAATCTAAATGGGGTGCTCTTGTTGATAAAGAAAAGAAAAAAAATAAAACAGCTACTGAGGACGATATTACAGGTCAAAACTTGTTAGGTAATATGTATATGGATTTACTTAAAACTGTTTAACTTTTAATTTATCTGGGTAATTGAATTAAACACAATTTTTTATATTTATTCATCAATCTAATAAATATAAAATGAGTGTATTTCCACTTCCAAGTGTTATTAGAACATTGGATGATAATAACTTCCTATTAACATTCCATTCTCTCGACGATATACGTCCTAAAATAAATTACAGCTTATTTAGATATCTACATAAAACAAAACTCCTTATTGAGAATTATCTTAATCAATGGGATGTCATTAAAAAGTACACAAACCAATATGAATACATTCACACTGTAATACCAAACACAAAAAACTCAGTCTGTAAATATAATCCTATTTCTAGATCATTTTTTAAACTTATTGAAATTATACAAACCCACAAGTTATTTGATAATATGCCAACTAATTTAAACAGTTTTCACTTAGCGGAAGGACCAGGTGGATTCATTGAAGCAATTGCTACTCAACGAAACAATATTAATGACAACTATTATGGTATGACACTAATTGACCCTACAAATTCCAACATACCCGGTTGGAAAAAGAGTGAAAAATTTCTAGCAAAATTCAAAAACGTGCATATTGAGAAAGGAATAGACAATACTGGAAACTTGTACAGTGCTGAAAACTTGGAATATTGTTATAAGAAATACGCAAATAGCATGGATATTATCACTGGAGATGGAGGATTTGACTTTTCAATTGATTTTAACAAACAAGAAGCTCTTTCTATAAGACTTATATTTTCGCAGATTGTTTTTGCAATTTGTATGCAAAAGAAAGGTGGATGTTTTATATTGAAAATATTTGACTTCTTTCTCGAATCCACTATTGATTTAATATATTTGTTAAGTAGTGTTTACGAAACAGTTGAAATATCTAAACCATCCACAAGTCGCACAGCTAATTCCGAAAAGTATATTATATGTAAAGGATTCAAGTATGTTAAAAGTGAAAAACCTTACAGAAAATTTTACGAAATATTTTCCATGCTATCTCGTATTGACCTTTCGAAAAATTACATTTCTAAGTTTTTTAAATTCAATATCCCATACTACTATATTAATAGAATTGAAGAATGCAATGCTATCTTAGGTCAACAACAAATGGAAAATATCAACTTTACAATTACAATGATAGATAATAAAAAGAAAACAGAAAGAATCGAACAAATAAAAAAAGCACACACACAAAAATGCATAGCATGGTGTGTTAAGCACAACATGCCATACAACAAGAATTCTGTATCAACTAATATATTTCTTCAAGATTCCAGTTCAAATACAAATCACTTCAATGATAATGATGGACAAACAAAAGATATTTAAAGCTAGTTTTAGTTTGCTGCACTCGCAATTTTGTACCTTCTTCCAAATCGTAAAGAATAAGATTGATTACAATTTGGACATCTATATGGTTTGTTGTTAACATTTCTTGCTTCCCATTCCTTAATGCATTTTAAATGAAAAAAATGATTGCAAGGCAAAAAGAAGTCAGTTTTTCCTTCAAAACAAATTGTGCAAGAATCATCATCACTTTCTGTACTAATACTTATTTTTCTACTATATCTAGATAATTCAGGAGGAGACAATTCCGTTGATGAGGTGCGTGGCGCAGGAGATAGATGCGATCTTACTCTTGGAGAACTAGAAGATAAAACAAAATTATTTACTATTGATGGTACATGAGATGGAGAAGGATTATCTGGCATATCAAGATGGTAAATATTAGCTCTGCGATGTAGTCTTGCTTGAGACTTCGCCATCATTCTAATTACAGTAAAATTTTTAAACTCAAACTGTCTTATATCATCATTAATTTTAATAGTACCAATCGCTGTTCCTTGTGATGAAAAGCTTTTTATTGTAAAAAAATAATTCCCATAAGGTAAATAATTATCATGAATATCAAATACAGGTTTTTCTGTACTTATTGATGTTTTCATATTCAAATCAAATTCACTATTATCAAAATCAGTCATATATGAATAGTGATAGATATTTTTATATTTTGTATTTTTGTATTTTTGTATTTTATTTAGTGCCTCACAGAAATATATTTTTGTGATAGGAACAAAACAACCATAATAAATAATTCCTGTATAAAATATTTGTCAAGTTCTTCAATAATAGTTTCTATGTCTTTATAAGTATATTCAACAGTTTGAATTGAAACTTGTGGGTGCATCTTTAAACAACCACTGCAATCTAAAATTACTTTTTCCATATGTTTTTTAATATCACTAACATAATGTTGAAGAATATAGTAAACAAGCATATTCCATTGTTTATTTTGCATCATCCTACGATAACTTGGGCACTTAACAATTCCAAATGTTTCTGTTTTATACGAATTATAAAACAGTTCGTACCAGATAATGAATGGATAAACAAAACAGATTCCAATACCATCGCCAACTTGAAGATTTGAACCAATATAGTTAAACGCTGAATTTTTTTCCCAATTAAGCTTAATTGGAAACTGTAAATACTGTTTTGCAGATTTATTAAATAAATCTACAAATTTTTCTAGAACGTAAATATCCAAAGGATCATCTAGAACTAATGGCTTACTTCGCTTTTTAGATATATAATAGTTATACTTGAATTCATTAAATATTGCTCGACCATGTGGATTAAAATAAAACATTGTATACTCTACTTTCTGCTCACTCTTTGTATAGCCATCTACTTTGAAAACATTTGGAAGAAATACAAGTGCTGTTGAATGACATGCCATTGAATGATTGTCATTTTTCTCTGCTTCAAGTGAATAATTTTCAAGATCTAAATAAACAAATATAGTTTTACCAAGTTCAATGTTATATTGTATGAATGTAAGCAGTAATTCGTCATGATATTCAAGATTTAAATCATAATAACCACACCATATATTTTCATCGAACATTTCTATACTTCTATTTTTCTCATAATTAGCAAATAGTTCATACAAGTCTAAACCTGCTTCACAAATAACCATATTGCTTTCATTAGTACCATTTACGTCTGCTTCATTTACAAGGATGCTACAACTTTTATGCGTATAATTATCAAACAAGGCTGAGTTCATTTTATGTTTATCACACAATTCTTTTGCATTTCTCATACTTGCAGAGTCATTTAGAAATGTTTGAGAAATTTCTTGAAGAGAACGAAATCTCTCATTCATACCATTTTTACTCTGGCTTCTGAGATTTGGATACATATTTATACGTTTATAAATATGTATTTGTTTTGAATCAATTTTAAATCTAGTTGAAATTACCAACTTCAACCTTTACTGTTTGACCAGAATAGGTAGCACTTAAGTCAGTGCCGATAGTTGCATGAAACTCTTCACCAGGACCTGTTGTTGCTGTTAATGTCATAATAGTTGATGTGTTGCCTACAGATAATCTATATTCAGTTCCAACTCTTAATCCAAGTGATGCAATATTGGCATCAGTAATTGTAATCTTCAATACAAGACCTTGGTAAACAGAAGCCAACGGTGTGAATGTTCCTAGAATTAGCACCTTCTTACCAGTAGTGCAACGAAGTCTTTTACCATTCACAGATGAAATAGCAAACAACGGATAAGAGTTAACTGAACAATTATTTGTTTTTGATTTAGTATTGTAAATACTCTGATACGAGTTTCTGTACTTAGCGCCACTGCTTGTAATCGTATCGTGTTTTAATTTATGTAAGCGCGAACCGCTACTAACTGCCCCCTGCGTTGAGAAGCCAGCATTGCTGCGTTTGTAAATAACCTTACGACAATTAGCTGTTGTGCAACCATTTGGTTTATCACTGCAATCACAGTTTGCTAAATATTCATTATTCGCTTTATTTGCGCCGGTTCCATCATAATTGAACTGACGTTGTTGAAAAGTCTTACAGCGTTTTTGTAAGTATTCGCGGTGGGAACTTGCATATGTTTTCGGATTTCTAGTTCCATCAGCATTTTTGGAACCAAGAACTGTAGATGCCGATCTAATTTGATATCCGTATTTACCATCATTTGCACAAGGGCAATTTGTGTTTCCATCTTTAATGCTACCTGTGATGAATAATTTACCATTACATTTAGTGCATTGGTCATTTGCTAAAGCCTGTGTTGAACCTCTTAATCGATAATGTTTCATGGGACCAGGGCGTCTGGCAGGGAAAACATTTGCAGCATTACCTTCAGGATCTGTTAATGCTGAACCATTAGAAAGCGGCGCTTTATTCCTAGGAACCATCGATAATTTAGTGCTTGCTTTCCATGATACATATCGTTGTCCTCTTGTGTAGCCATTATAAAAATTTAACATCGTTTAATTATATACTTACAGAAGAAAATAAATATCATCTATATAATAATGAACATACGAATAGATAATCTATTAAAAAGATTTGCAATTGAATACAGAAAGTTGTTTGTTGGACGAAAACCTATGTTAAGAGATAGTTTAATTTTGTTTTTTCTCTCTATATTCGCATTACACTGGCTTGTAAAACTCTTTAAAATGTTAAATGCGCCTTCATATAGACCAATACGCGAAGGTATGAGCAAAAAATTTCAAAAATATGATACTGAACAAGAAGATCCTAATGTTGTGGCCAATACACAAAAAAAACAGGTTGCAGATTTAGAAAAAAGATTAAACAAATTTAAAACAATTAACGGTAAGTTTGATAAAATTTATAAAAACGTTCAACAAAACAACAAAACAATTGTCGATTTAACAAAATCTGCATAAATACACGAAGAATACAACAATAAAATATTAATTAATTATAAGTACAAATTAAAATGCTTATTGATTCCCTTATTTTATTTTTCACTGGTGTGCTTTTATTTGCACTAGGCAAAAAATTAAATTTAGTTAAAGAACCTATTATTGAAGGTTTAAGTAATGATTCGTGCAACAAGGCGAAAGAAATATCAAACAAAAACGCATCAAATCTTGTATTTTTAAATGGTGAAATAGAAAAACTTAAAGATTTAGATGTTAAAATGCAAACATTAAATGCAAACGTAATGTCAAACAATAAGGCAATCGCTGGTATCGCAGAGGAAAACGCAAAAAAAGCGAAAGAAGGCGAAGCAAAATTAAATGATGTCTGAGACAGTAAATAAACTATTTATAATATATTTTTATATAACAATTATACATATATAATGGCTGATATCAAAATATATAATTATGGTAAGGCGATTTTAAATCCTGATGAATTAAGACCTGCAATGGACGATAAGGGTACGTGGTCTACTTTAGAAAACAATCTTGATGGTATCGCCGCGTATATTAACGTACTCACTGAGGGAAGCTCAAAAAGAGGTAAACCTAATGCATCAAGAACAGGGAAACCTCTTGGTAATCAATACATTATTGATACGAAAGGCAAATGTATGGACCAAAATAATAAAGAACAACACCGATACAGTTATGTGAATAATGTACCAGATAGTAGTTTAGGACGATTTCGAGGAATAATTCCTGGTATGGTTGGAAACTTAATGAAACTTGATCCAACTCCTGTTGTACGAGCTTTTGTTGATCCTCTTAAACCTCCGTGCCGCGCTGTTCAATTACAAACAATTGATTTAAACAACAGGGTAGGTAGATGGAGAGGTCATATTGCTGACAGTGAAATTAGGGACATCGATCCATGTGCGTTTACAAATCGTCAAAATCCATTATTAACTGATAAAAATGGAAAATTGTTGAAAGCTAAGACGGAAAATCAATGCAATAATAGACGTGATGGCTTTGTCGTTATGACTAAAACAAGCGCTTTTGATCATCAAATGATTGACAATCCAGTTAAGGATGAATCAAACATTCCTGACGATCCATTAACAAATCTTTACATTTTATCGTTGAGCATTTTTGGAATGTATATCATCAAGAGAGTTGTAGAGAGAAAATAGAGAAAGTAATATAAATAGTTTTTGAAGTTCATTAACTATTTATAAAGTTAGTTATTTCTGCGGCGCGTACGTCTTTGTCTGCGTTTGTTTTTGTTGTTTCTGTTGTTTTTTCTGTTTTTACGTGTGTATCCACCACCCATCATTTTGCGGAATTCATCACGTAATTCGATTTTGGCTGCTTCTAACTCATCACCACCGGGATTATTGGAATCAGTCGAACCAGGCAATCGTTTAAATAATCTGTTCTCTTCGCTGCTCTGTTGATCGAGAGATTTAAGTTTTTCAAGTTCCTCGCGATATTTGCCAAAAGCCGCTTGCCCTAACAATTGATCTTGAGACCATTTTAATTGGTTGGATCTAACAAAGTTGTTGTACTCTTCAACCTTTTCTCGTAATTTTTTTCCATATCGTAATTTTTTTCTTTGTTTATTGCTGCGATAGACACGAAATTTTAAATTAATGTCTGAAACTTTTGATAATTTTTCTGCTAGTTCATTCATGTCTTCAATTAGTTCCGTAATTTCATCATTTAATTCCATAAATTTATTAGCTCCAGCTAAAGTATTTTCAAGCGAACTTAAGTCCTGTGTAATTTTACTAACTATTTCTTCAACTTGTTGTTTGTAATCCGGAAAGTCAGCAACAATATTGTCTTTCCATGTATCTATTTCTAAAATGATTCCTTCAGTAATTTTAATATTCCCTTCCAAGTTTTTTGTTCTTTGTTCATATGCTTCTCTTTTTTTGCTAGCATCACTCTTTGCTAACGGGTTTAACATTCTTAAAACTCCTGCCATTTATTTATAATATATATTATAATACGATATTATAAATTTTTATTTTTCTTTTTATTCTTTTTTATCTTGTTTTTCAATTTGTTCATATAAGTATATTTTAAAATTAGCTTCGTTTTCATTATCCTTATCATTACCATCTTTTGTTTTTAAAGCAAAAATGGCCGCACCAACATCGTTTACAAATTTTTTCTCAATGTTTGTACTTCGTTTTGCAGTTTTGTAAATTTTTAATAAAAGCAAAGCTTCGTTTTGTTCGTCCTTAGCAATATTGCGTTCATTTATCTCTGTATATTCTAGTTTTTTAGCAATTTCAAATAAAAGATTAGATAAACGATTAGAATAACTCTTATCAATATCTTCTAGTTTAGCTTTTTTCTCCTTTTTTTGGGTTGCTAATTTTCTTCCCTGTTTTCCTCGAGCAACACTCTGGATTTTTTTGGCGGCATCTGTATTTTCTTTTTCTTTTTTCTGCACTCTTAGACCCGCCTCTGCTGCTCTTTCAAAATCTGTTTTTATATTTTTTAATACTTCTTCACCTTTTTTTTTAAATGGTTTTAACTGTTTTTCATTAACTTCATTGGTGAAATCCTCAGTTATTTTACCCAATAATTCTGTAGCATTGTTCATTTCTGTTCTGGCATTTGCTGCTAGTTGTTTAGTTTCCTCCCAGTTGTTTTTAGTTTCTGCTTCTTCTGCATTGTTTGCTATTTCATTTGTTTTAGCAGCTATTTTCTCCATTTCCTCCACCGCCTCTTGTGCCTTCATCTCTGTTGGTTTATTTTCCTCTTCTTGCTTCTTGCGCTGTACTTCTGAAAGCCTTTTTGCCTTTTCTTGAGATGTTTTAGATGGTTTTCCGGGTGGTGGTCCGGGTGGTGGTCCAGGCACTGAACTGACTTGTGCTGTAGGTCTTGGCGGTCCTCTTCCGGGTGGCGGTTTGGGCGGTCCTCTTCCGGGTGGCGGTCTGGGTGGTGCTCTGGGTGGTGGTCCTCTTCCGGGTGGTGGTCCTCTTCCGGGTGGTGGTCCTCTTCCG